AACTTGGTTCTTAATCAACAAAGAACTATAATCCCAACCTAATACGAATGAAAACAAATGATCAACTTCAGTTAAACCTTCATCATAGTTTTTATCAACCCAAGAAAACCAATATTCTCTTTCAGATTCTGGACCATAAGACCCACCTCTTTTCAAGTCATTTCTCTTATTCAAATCTTTTAAAGCTTGAATAATAGCACCAGCATTTTTCTCATCATACTGCATTGTTCCATAAATATCAATATATGTACCCATGTTATACTCCAATCAAATAGTTATTTATTGTTTACAATGCTTCCAAGAAGATAAGCAAAAACATCAAGCCTATCCTGTTCAGTTAGATTATCCTTATAATACATAATTGCTGAATCAATGACATCTTTTGTAAACTCTTTGTCATTCCTATGTTTCTTCAAAACAGCAATAAGATGCTTTGACCACTCAATAGAGAAAGCCAAACCAGGATCATTCTCATTTGCAGTACTACTTTTAATACGAGCAAAGTTTCTTAAGAATCTTTTAATAACAGTCATTCATTCTCCCAAGGTTTAATAACTCTATTACCAATATAGTTTGGTTTAATTAACTTACTGAAAGCAGAACCAAAAGATTCTGAATCAAAACACTTAGATAGAATACCTAAAGGTAAATCTTTGTAAGCATATCTTGTTCCATTTGAGAATGTAACAATCAAATCACCAGCAACACCACCAAAATTATTTACAGCCTTGCTATCTGATATAGAAATATAAACAATATCAGTAATATTGCTAGACGCTAAATCATCAATTTGAATTCTAATCTTCAAGTTCTGTCTCCAATTCTATCTGTATCTCTTCGTCTATACCAAAGTCATTAGCAAGCTTTTCATAATCAAATCCATCATCAGGAGTTTTACCTGATTTAAAAAGATCATTATGATAACCAATATTCTTTTGTATCTCGCGATAAGTTGATGAATACGGATTATAAAAATACTCTTTGAATGGCCCTACTACATCTTCACCAGTAGTATATTCAAATATCCTTGCATACCAATTATCAGGTTTAAATCCATGTTGCCTTTGACATATCCTATTAGCCTTGCTTAAAGCTTCCTGAATAGTTCCTGTTTCGTCAACACGAATCGGTATTCTAAACTCAACTACATAGTAACCATCAAATTTAGGCATATCAAAGCATCATTGCTAATAGTGCAGCAATACCATAAAAGCCAGCAACAAGTATAAAAATAGGGAAAAACAAAACCAACCCCATTAGGCAAATAAGTCCACAAAATAAATATATTAAAAATGTTCCCATTAGATATCATCAACTTTCGTTATGTTTTCAAGGTGCTTAATAGTAAGCCCGTTTCCTTCTTCATTAACTGATAACAAACCAGACATTGGTTTTTTAATTTCACTACCGTAATAAATGGCATCACCATTGATTACAAACATTCTTTTGGCAACTCTTAAGGTTGCAAAATCAGATGAAGAAAAAGGAATAATATCCCAATCCATAGAACCACCCAAAGATGATAACTTGTTAATGGGAAATACTATCATACCGTCAACCACTTTCATGACGGATTCCCTAAAATATTTCATCATCAGTTTGCCAATCCTAATATCGGCAAGGTCTCTAAACTTTTTGCCTTGATCATTACCATCAACATAGCCAGATGAGAGATGATCATATTCATGAATAATAGTTGAAATAATATTTTCAACACTATCGTGAGTATGATCTATATTAATAAGAATAATACGATCCTCAATAGGCTTTTTCATATTAATAGTCATACCAAGATTCTTTTCAACTTCTGAAGAGAATATAGCAATCCTATCTGAATTAATAACATCATCTAATCCAGGCTCAAAGTGTCGAGCAATATCCAATGCCTTAACAACATTCGGATAGTCAATCAAATTGAAATCAGTATTAAACTTATATTCTTCACCAGCGACAGTCAAATAGTTTTTTACATTCTTATTAGTAAGAATACTGTAGAGATTGTCATTAGATACATACACAGGATTATAACCACGTAATGTAATTGCATCTTTCACACCAAAAGCCATAGCTTCTCTATCAAAGATAACACAGTTATCTCCATAAATATTCTCAAATGCATCCCTAATCCCACCGTATGACCCAGAGAAACTATAAGCAGAAACATTAGCTCTAGCAAACTCAAAGTGATTATTACTAATCATACCAGCAGAAACAAAATCCCTACATAACTGCTTATCACTAACCTGTGACAAAGTTGAAGAGATTGTATATTCCAAATCCCAAAGAGATTGGACAGTTCTTTCCTCATTAAGTTTGATACTATCAATATTGTAATCAAATACAGATGTATATTCATCACTTGAATAAACTAATACGCCATGACAATAAACTCTGAATAGATCATCAATCTTTTTGAGGATAGAAACCTGATTACTTTTAATAAGTACTTCACGATTTACAGAGAAGTACCTATCAAAATTGTTATGAATTTGCATAAGTTCAGGGGCAGCAGTAATGAAAACAGAAAACTCACCACTAACAGGTTTGATTTCGCTTTTATCAACAATACTGATATTCCAACTACCACCATCAACAGCACCGTCAATTGCATTTGCAACTGCTTCACGATAGATTTGAAATGAATCAATCCAAGATAAAGAACCTGCTTCTAATGTGAAAGACGAAGGCTTACGATAATCACCATAATCATAAGCAATGCATTCAATGTCTTCTTCCATTTGCTTTACATATTGCATAACAAATGGTCCAGTATTATCAGTACCACTAAACCACCACTCCCAGCCATTCCTTAAAGCTGCAATTGGGGCAAACTTAATACCTGAACCAAATTGACCAATCGTATTTGGATCATTCTTCTTAGTAGATAAGCCAAGCTTTTCCAAAGCAATCCGGGAAACATTCTCAGCAGTGTTAGTGATTTTCAAATACTTAGTAGACATTGTATCAATCCTTTTTCCTTGTTTGTTCTTTGTAGTCTAAAGCGAATACAGTTATAAGTGATTTAATTTCTGCAACGGAAACATTAATATTCTTACGAATATAATCTTTTGCCAAACGAGTAGCCCAATCAGAATTCTTGATGTAACTAACATTTGTAGACAAACCAATATGCTTCTCAACAACGTCAGGAGTTAACTTATTGTCAACCCATTCACCATCAACAAAGCTAGTAGTAAAAGAAATGTTATCGTATTTCTCCATGATTTTCCATCTCGCATACCATTCTTTAGCGTTAGCATCAGTAATATTACCAATGCCAACAGCCATAGAACCAAAAATCATAGTCTTAGTTTGAGCATTTACATCACTATACTTTTCGCCAATGTTTGGCTCATGCTCAACCCATAACTCATCAGGGTTCTCTTTGAAATAAACAACTCTTTCAGTACTCCAGTTTAAACTCATTTCAGGACTCCTCTCCAAATTTGAACTTATCTCCATGAACTTGCGAAAGATTATCTTTCACTTGATTAGTCAACCATTCAGCATTCAATGCAAAATAGCTATTTTCTGTAGTAACTAATTTAGCAGTATTCATAACAATCTTATTAAAGTCATCACGACTAATAGTGATACTGTTATTCGGAACGCTATTAGGAACAGAAGTAATAACACTAGGATTATTACTAGCGTCATTCACTTGCAAATTACTAACAGCAAGAGCGTCTAATGCTTTGATTTCCTCTGCAATAAAGTATTCAGGGTCACGTAACCCTCTTACAACACTAACCTTGAAATCTAAATCTTTCTCAACCAAATGCAAAAACGCTTTCGCAATTGCATCTGTAAAAGCATTACCTGTACCACAACTATTACCTGGCACATATGATTCCAAAAGACTTTGTGCTTCATCACTGATATCAATTTCATTTGGAATATCCAAATAATCTCTCAATGTACTAGCCAAGTCGTAGAAGTCAAGATTATCTTGAACCTTTGAGGCTAATTCAGAATCATCCATTTCTTCAAGCACTTTGCTTGATAGAACATCATAGTCAAGTGCTTCTAACATACTATCCTGAAAGTCAAGCAAATCAGGATTGTTAGAAATAACTTCCGCCAAATCTTCAGCATAACTTTTCTTATTAATAAGAATATGATTTTGAATAATCTCCTCAATATCTGAGGCTGGGATACTAATATTGATATTTTCCATTTTGTTTTCTCCTTAGTTGATTTCTGATGTTTCAATTAGACTGTCGACAACTCTTTGGGCATACTCATAAATATATGAATTCTTAGAGACTTTCATAGATGCATGATCAAACCAATCTTGATAGTGATACTCAATATATTGAATATAGTTATCGCTATCAACAAAAACATTAATCCAATCAGCAGGGCCACCCGTACTGAAAAGAATTTTAATAACTCTGCTAGATGTGATTTCTAAAGGCAAATCCCAAAAAACAGTATTTGCATCTTCACCTTCAATTTCTTCATCATTAGCAATTGCATCAATTATAGTTTCCATATAACTAGCGGTTTCCTCATACTTGCTTTGAATCAAATCTTGGCAAGTCTTTTTTACATTGTCAGACATTTTCTCTCGTTTCTATAGGTTGTATATTTTAGATGTTTTACACAAAGGAACACCACCGTTTTCTAACACATACTCTAACAAAAATTGAGTATGTGCTAGAAAACGATATGGCATTTAATTACTCACTCAAATAATTTTTTGCATCTGATGACAATACAATATACTTGTCAATCTTATTCTTTGTAAGCTTATAGTTATAATTATCAATAATCATTGATGACAATGTTATTGATTTTGTAACAAATTTAACATCACTTGCAATCATATGAGATTTAGCGATAGCCAATGATGGTTCACCTAACTTCTTAATTGCTAACGTAAGTCTGTCAGTATCTACATTTTTATACTTTACAATAATTGTAGAAACTGCTGTAATATATTCTGCTTGAAACGATGTAGAATTATTTCCATTAGCACTTAGTAATACTTTGATTACCTTTTCTAAGTTAATAATTCCTATTTTATTATTTACTTTATGAAGAGTGCCAATAGCCCTGATTACACCATCTCCGGGCTTATCACCAACACAAATGTTATTGCGATTAAGCATATTATTGAGTTCAATTAACTCAACATCACCAGATTTAATTGATGCTTTGTACAAATCGGACTTCTTAGGCTTTGTACGGCTTTCATTCATAATAACAAACAATCGTGCTTCATCTTCAATAGTTAAATCAAAGAATACAATTGCATTGATATCGGTATTGCCATAACCTAATTGCTTCAAAGCTTCAACTCTATGCTGACCGTCAATGATATACAAATCACCATTCTCACGGATAGACAAAGTTACAACCCCAATAGCATTTGGATTATAATTCTTAATGATATTAGCTACTTTAATCTTATTCACATCACGCTGATAAGATAAATCAACCATCAAATCACTAGGCTTCACCTTAGATGAAAGCTTATTCTTAATCTTGACACTAATGCCAAGATTCCTTTTTATTTCCTCAATAGAAGCAGTTTCTTCTGCTTGTTTTGTGATTTCTTCAAAAATCTGGTCGCTATACATATTCTAACTCCTTAATTTCTGTTGTAATATAAACTAAATTGCCTGCAATTGTTTCTTCACATTCCCTATCAGACATAATTTGAGCAATCATTTCTGCTTCAGATTCTGAATTCAAGGGGACAACCGTTGTTTTTGTCATCGTAATTGCGTATCGCTTTTCCATTTAATAGCCTTCCTAATTACATCATCATCAATTTCGTCATAAGAATCAAAGAACTTTTTACGTTCTCTAGTGGTAAGACCACCCCAAATTCCAAAATTTTCCTTATTTTTAACTGCCTTACTTAAACATTCAAAAGTTACTGGACAAGATTTACAAATAGTTACTGCTTTTGATACAGCAAGTCTAATCGTTTTTTGATTAAAATAGCCTTCGTCGACATAAAACATACTTACATCTTTGTCTTTACAAGCAGCACTTGTTTCTAATTTTTCATCAATCATTCGTTTCGTTATCTCCTAATTCATCTACTTCATCAAAGAATTCTAGTAATCCACTAATTTCTTTACTCATATCATAATAAGGAATAGTTTCAGCATTTTCAAAAAGATCAGGAATAACTTCCTCTTCCTGAATTCTTATATACTCCTCAAAAACTTCTTCATCCATAGACGTAATCAATGTCATAACAAAATAACTCAAAGCAGTAATAACATCAGTAGCTCTAGTCTTATCTATTTCAGTACCATTACCATTTTCATCATCCTTGTAACATTCATTCATAGAACTCATAATCCAAGTAATATTAGTCATATAAGACTCAGGTTTAATCTTTTTCATATGACCAACTAGATTTTTGAATATTTCAGCATACTGTGTACCATCTATAATCCCATCTGGAATCCTTTGATCAGCATTAAACAAACTCTCTGCATCATCATCATCAAACACTTTCATCCTCTATTCCATTATTAATAATATTGTTCTCTTCTTTTTGAGACTCTAAAGACAATTCATACTCCTCAATATAGTTATCAGTAATCTGATCAATCTTGGTATAGCTTTCGACTGTCAATTGTGAAAGAACAATTCCATTCATACACTTATAGAAACCTTCAAAACACATTCCAGGTTCTTCAAACTGTAAGTGAAATAGAACATCTTTGTATAATTCAGAAAGTTTTCTAATTCCTTCTTCTGGAGGACTCCAAGCAGTATCAAATCTAAAACAATAATACTTAAGATTGCCTTCTCCATTGTCATCTTCTTCAGTTAACTGAAGTTCACTAATATCCCATTTAGTACCCCAATTTTCAATTCTCCAGTAATACCAATCAGTAGCGCCATACTTTTCGTATAAACGATTTGATTCTTCACTATCAGGAGTTTTACTAAATGTAGCTTTAACATCAGCTAACTCTTTAGGAGTAGGAATGTTATTCTCAAAGAATTCATTTGTATCTTTGAAACTATTATAAAATCTCTCAACCTCTTCCTTTTTACCAATAACCGCTAATTCATTACAGCACCAATTAGGCATCACATACTCCATATCTTTTGATTGTTCGGACAAAAATTAATAACAGCAGAATTAAGAATAGCTATTTGTAAATCTGCTTCTTCTTGATTAGAAGATCCTTCATTTATTCTTGAAACAATGTCATCAGACATCATTCCTTGACTCATTAAATCACACCATATGTGACCAAATTCAATCAATGTTTCATTATCAAACATAGAAGGTGAACTACCATAGTAATAATATAAATCATCAATATATGCTAATTCACTTGGAATTTCTTTGATAACAACTGTATTTTGAAAAACATAATCAGTACTAGTCATTGGAACTAATGTCGTATTAGTAACACTACTATTACTAGAACAAGCCATTGCTAAAGGAATAAAAACTAGGAACTTTTTATTTCTTAATACCATGCGTCAATCCCATCACTAAAGTCTGCTGAATACTGTAACCACCATGCAATATAATCCCAAGATTGAATTGCATATATTCTGCTATCATCATCGTCTTTGAATAAGCCATAACTTACACGCTTAAATTCATCAGACATTTCATTCATCCACCAAGATAACTCTTCACAATTACCAGCACTAAGGCCTTCACTACCATCATCTTGTTCATAACCATAAAGACTATGAATTGGATTTTCACCTGTAACAGAAGCAAAATCTTCAATCAAAGCATTAGCATATTTACCTCTATACCAGCAATCAGTTCCAAGCATTCCCGTTGTAACTCTTACAGGAATAGTAAGCTTATCGCTTTCTCTTTTCCAAGGGCAACCATTAGCATCTTGAGTTAGTTTACAACTAATTAAATCGTGCTCTCCTACAAGAACTGCTGTCTTTTCTGTAATACAAGCATAATTGTGAGGTATATTGTCTAATCCCATATTAATCTCCTTCTTCTAGTGCTTTTTCATAACAATCTTCACAAAATAAATATTCGCCATCTTCATCTAATTGCCAAAATCCGATAACTTCTAGATAACAACCACCATCTGTCTCTGAATGCAAAGTATTACCAACATCTGTATCACAATTAAAACACTTCATTTCATCAAAACAATCATGCGCTAAAGCATAAACAGTTTTTTCACGATGAATACCTTTAACCATTGCTTGATAAATATCTTCAGATTCCAACATAATCAACTCTTCAGTATGATGAATATCATTCCATTCTTGAGTCGATAACCATGTATCATAACTTGAAGTCATTACTACTCCTTAATAAACATTACATCAATAAGTAATTTCCGGGCAGAATTAATATCTTTCTTAGTTAGAAAGATTTGATCAATATTCTTATAAATCCATTTCATATCACCGCGCTTACTAGTTTCAATGTTACTTTTATCTAACATTTTTTGCAGCAAAAGAAATGGAGCTTTAGGATTAGTTATACCAAATTCGTTTTTAACAGACACATCAATCACCTTCCTCAAACAAACTTAATTGACCTTCTAATTGGTGAACTCTATTAGATGAAGCACCATAATTTTCACCCCAATGAATAGCAGGCAAACCTTGTTCTAAGGCAAACTCATCCCAGAAGTCAATATAATTAGCATCACAAAGACTTAAGTCATAAGCAACATAAAGCAAAGTATATTCACTAGGCCCAATACCATCTAAACAAAAAGACATAGGGTCAAGTAATTCATCTTCAATCATTTTTCCATAGATTTCATCAATAGTCTTTTCCTTAGACTCACGAATAAAAATCTCTTCAGGTAAATCACTATTCATCCACTCAATAACTTCAGCAACACAAAAGTCATAGAAATGATCTTCATCAGCAATAGGATATTCATCTAACTTAGCTTTCCATTCCATTGCATACTTAAAAGCATCAGTAATGTTATCCTCAGTAATTTCACTATTAGAATCATTAAGAATTCTAACAATAAATCTATCAGCGTGACCAACAACCCAATGACCAAGACCAACTAATTCAAAATCCTTAGGGAATTTCTCAAGCAAATCATTGCTAACAACTTCAAAGTTAGACAATTCCAAAGCATCAGAGGCATTGCTTTTGTCAATACCTGCCCAACCCCAAGATATAAACATTTCCTCATTGCCCCACCAACCAAAATCTTCAGGCTTTTCCAAAGCCATTTTAGCTAGTTCAACAATGTTATAACCATGCCATACTATTTCCATTAGTCAGTAACCTCAAATCTTGTTCCAACAAATCCATCATCAAAATATGTACTATCACCTAACCAAAAGATTCCAGTACCATTACTCTTATCTAGCCATTCATCTAAACAATCATGCAAAAATTTACGCTGCGTATTGCTAATAGGTTCCCCATTGTCTTGGGGGAAAACACATCTATAGCAAATGTCTGAATGAACAGACTCATTTTTGTTATTGTTATAAGCAATCTCACCACAAAACTTCATTTTGATACACCCCATAACTCTTTAGCAAAAGCTATTTCACTTAATGCTTTTTCATCCCAATTACTTGGAAGATTTTTGTCAATATGATACGCATAGTCATCAGACTCATCAAAATAAAGTTCAACTTCAGCATAAGAGCCAAAATCATGACTATGCCATTTCATATTGAATTCAATACCATGACTTTTTGCTTCAGGGAAAAGACGCTGCAATTGATTAATATAAGCAACACATTCAACCATTGCTTTCCTACGATAATTATCTTCACCAACTTGAGCACATTCCTCTTCATAAGGAACACTATTAACACTAAAGCTATCTCTCAACATTTTAATACCTTTCATCCTGGTTTAAATATTCGTCATATTGAACTGATTTAACTTCATTTTCATTACAAGCAAAGCAAAACATATCATCTGGCATTTCTTCATATTCTTGACCACAAAAAGAACAGATGTATTTACTTGAAGAATTAATCATAGCTTAACCTCTCCACTAACAATTCGACGCAACATATCTGCTACGTGTTTTGGTTTAATTTCTTCTTCATCAATAGCATAAAGAACATTCTCATCGTTGCGATATTCATAAAACTCAGTTAAATCATAGTCTTTGCGATAATCAAACCAAACGCTTTCTGAACTAAATAAGAAAAGACGATCAGCTTCAGATTGCTTTAGATTTAAAATATTTCGAGCAGAATCTTTAACACCAAAATCATAATAATCATTTGAATCTTGATAGATATGTTCATCAATATTAAAAGCACCACCATACTCTAATGCTACTGTCCAACCAGCAATACAGCCAGCAGTATTACAATCATTAATATCAAGAACTTCATTTTCTTGATAAATATTTTTTTGATTATCTTCGTCATAATCAAAATATGAAACCCAATAACCCATGTTAAATCTTTCTGCTTCAAGATTCTCCATAAAATTTGCTAACTCTAACATTTTAGTGTGATTCATAATTACATCCAATCTCTATCTTCATCATCATCTTCGTCATATCTTTCACAAAGATTTGGGTTTTCTAAATCAACTTCCCCAGAAATAATCTTACGCAAAACTTCTGCGGCCATCTTATTAGTAATTGAATCAGGATCAATTCCACTACCATTATCCTCATGAAAGATATCAAAATCCTTAAAAGCGTGGTCAAACCAAATTGAACTACTTTCCATAAGGAAAAGATTATCTCCTTCTTGCTTAGTTAAGCCAAGAAAATCGCAGGCTATTGCTTTAATTTCAGCAACTCTGATTACATTATCTGCTTCCACTATTTCTGCTCTTAAATTATTTTTCAAAGCAATAGCCCAGCCAGCAATACAACCAGCAGTATTACAATCATAATAATCAATTTTCTGATTATTAGCGTAATAAGTAACATTACCATCATGAGTAAAGCCTTGAATTTCACTTGTCCAATAAGTCATATTGAACTTTTTCTCTGGCAAACTTTCAATCAATTCTGCCAGCTTAATCATATTATCTACATTCATTTTACGGTTCTCCATATTCTTCATCATTTTCAAATCTATGCCATTGACAATTCAAATCACCACAGGAACGACAAAACTCATCGTCATTAATTAAAACAATATCTTCAAAATCAATTTCAAATTTCCTATCGTCACCAACCATTACACAAACATATTTGTTAGGCGTAACAAAAGACTTACGCCAAACAATCCAAGCAATAGGTGGATAACCTTTAATTCTTGCACAACTACCAGGGGTTATTGTTTCCATAATTTTTCCAATCTGTTATAACTTCAGTAATAATAATTTCAGAATCAGGTAGCCAACCAAACCATTTACCCTCGACAGATTTAAATAGTGTTTGATTAGGCCTAATATTTTTTTTCATCTTTGGTTCAAATACTTCAAATAAAGGACCGTGATGTTTTACTTTAGTTCTAGTCCTACCAGAAGCACATTGACCATTAATTTTTACATTAACAATCTTATTCATTGGCTTTCCAAATCTGCTCGGACATTCAAACTTTTAAGTTCAGTCTTTTTCACCCAAAAATAATTTGACTTATGTAAAAGAGCCGGGGTATATATTTGTCTAAACGCTCTCTCGCTTTTGTCTAATCCAATCATTTGGCATTTATCAGCCAAACAATAATCGTAACCTAAAGCAAAACGCTCGTCTAAATAATCAGACGAGCAGTAAACACATTTAGCCATATTTAATCAAACCTTTCTACGGAAGCTTTTGTCAAACTGTTCAATAATCTGAGCAAGAAGAATAGATATTTTCTCTGACTCTTCTTTTTCACTAATAGTAACTAAGCTATTTTTGCTTAGTGAATAAAAGAAATCGTATTCATTTCTCAGTCGAGAAAGAATACGATCACTCTTATTCAATGAATTAAAATTGGTTATCGTCATAATATCCAACATACTCTTTCATACTGATAATTAATTCGTTATAAGCAATAGGATATTCCATCATAGCAATAGACATAATGTAAGGAATCATTTCTGGAAAAGCAATTTTTCTAAATTCTACTTTTGAAATACGTTCCATAAATTCACTAATTTGCTTAAAATTATCTTCATTCTTAGCAAGATAATTTTTCATAAATTCATACCTATCATCTGCTGTAGGTAAATCATTTATTGCTAAACTTTCTTCATTAGATAAGTAAAATGATTTATTGGTAGTCATTCCATTTTCCTTTCGGTTTGTCTTTTTCGTTAATAAAGGTTGATTTCATAGCATTGTCAAACGCTCGCATATGACCAAGGCCATTATAATTTCTTTCCATAAAGTATTCAGTAGCAAATGGTTTACTCCAATGAAATTTATTCATAAGTCGAAGTATAAATAATTCCTTATGAGTCGGCATTTCTATACCTTTCTATTTCGGGTAAACAAGGCAAACAATATGTTTTCTTATTATCGTAAGGGTCAAGTACAATACTATTACTAGTATCAACAATTTCACCACAATAATCACAACCTACTTTTTCTTCATCGTGACTACAATCAAGGCAAAGGCTAATTCCTGCGTATTCTGAAACCATATACTCAGTATCCATTGTTTCATTACAGAATGTACAAGTGAAAGCGTGAAGTATACACTTATCACAAACTTCTGGATTGTCTTCACTAATGTCTTCTACATTTACATACTCACAACAAATATAGCAATAAGATGTTTCTACTTGTTTAGTCATAAACTTACTCATATCTTTCATCCAAGGTTGGATAGTAACATTACTTTCAGTCGAATTATCTGACAATTCTTGAAGGTTATGTAACTGAATAGGAAACACGTTTTCCATCTCCTTTGCGTAATCTACACGCTGGTCAATATAATGATCGTAAGGCGTTTCTATATCGCCGTGTCTACGCTTATATGAACGCTGAAGAGCTTTGTAATACTGATACTCACCCTCAGCATTACCGTAATTCCAAGGACTAAGCTCATACTTTGGCTTACGAGTACGCTGAACAAACTCAACATTACAACTATCTATAATTTCAAAGTCTGACATAATCACTTCCCCTTACTGTCACGAAAATAGGCAACATTCTTGATACTAGAACCTAATAAAGAACCGCCAGACATACCCTTAGCTTTCCTATGAGCAATACGCTGACGCATAACAAAGTCAGTACCCTGAGGGTAATGAATATGCTTCTCAATATACTTGATCAAAGAATTAGCCTCAACCTTTCGACCACTACTAAAGATAAAGACATAGTAATCCTTACCGTCTTTGTTTACAATTTCCCATCGCATAATACGACCAAAATCGTCTACCCTATTACTTACAGATAGACCTACCATTTTCTCACACTTATCAGACATATCAGACATTTACTATTCCCTTTCTAGTGTTTAGGCAATAAATAACATTATCAATATATAAGCCAATACGCGCAAATTGACCGACACAATCGTCGGTCAATTCCTTACGCAATACCTTAGCATTTGTGTTTGGTATATCTTCCACAAAAAACACACTATCATAGGGAAAAACGCAAGGAAAACCAAACAAGTTATTTGTTTTTTGACCCGGAGAATTATTGGGAAAATAAAAGGAATTACATTCTAACGTTAGAGAGTTAGAAAAAAGCTCTAACGTTAGGGACTTCTAACGTTAGGAGGTTATTAGATTACGAAATAGATTGGAACTAAATATAAAGCTTTACCTAAAGGAACACCACAGAATCCTTATACTAATTTTAACAGAAATTTAGTATATATTCCGGGCGATATTTCATACTTTAGATTTTTTCGGATTTCCTAGTCAATTTTGTCTTCAATAGTAGCATTGTCTACTATCCAATCAATAAGCTTACCCTTATATTCATAACGACCTAAATGCATTAATTCAATAGAAGGATCGACCCAAACTTGGCCGCCAATCTTTTGCCAATATCTACCAAATCCGTAATCTTCTGATAAGAATCTTCCATCTTCATCTACATAACTATTGAATAGGGCATAGGAATTATCTCTTTCTGTACCTTGTAGAGCACCAGTATCATCTTTATACTTTAACTCTGGATACGCCTCAAATAGTTTTTCAAAGACAGACCGTTTAATCAACATGAATCCTGTTCCAGCATCATGAATTGAAATAGCACCATTATCCATTGTTACCTTATTGCTATCTTTAGTTGTAGCATTAATAACAAACCTTGTGCTTTTTTCTGCAATCTTATCTTTTTCACAATTATCGTTAACAAGTTTAATGACTTTATCCCAAAGAATTTCTTTAATTGGATAAGCGCCTGTTACAATTTCTTTATCGTGCCATAGCATCTTTAGAATATCTTCATAGTTATATCCAAGGTCAACATCAATAAAAAGAAGGTGTGTAAAGTTTTCATTAGCCATAAACTTAGCAACAAGTTGGTTTCTAGCTCTAGAAATTAATGAATCACTTAGTGTACTAATACCAAACTTCATGCCATACTCTTTAAAGGCAACAACTGCCTTTATGGTAGACATTAAAAAAGGCTCAGTCACTTGCCTATCGTAACAAGGAAGACAAATCAATGGATGCCAAGATTCAACTTGTTCAGATGTAATTTCAATATTTTGTGGTACAGTTTCAAGCATAGAAAGATTATAGCAAAAAAAAAGCCCTACGGTGTCTAAACCGTAGGGCTTTTGGATATTTTTTATTTACTTAAAAATTACTTAACAGATACTTTAGTAGCATTTGTTTTGATGGACTTTATTTCGGATGATTTTACGCCCGATTCAATGATATTTGAATCAGTCATTTCATTCTTTGAAGCCTTGAAATACAACTTCTCTTCTTGTGCATCAAAACGAATAACAACCTTGAAATTCATTTTCTTAGCCTGAGCACGAATACGCTGTTGCATTGAATTGTATGCCTTTCCTGCTGTAATTCCAGTAAGGGCAAACTTATCATTGTTTTCTGCTGAGGCAATCAAAGCATCAATGATTTGGTTTAGTTCATTGCTAACACGACCAGAACGAGTAAGTTCGGGGAATGTATCAACTTTTGACAGGTTAAACATTTGATTCTCTTTTCTATTGGTTATGGGCTAGTCGCCCTTGACAGATATGACTATAACACAGGATTTTCAGCAAGGAGCCAGAAAAATTAAAAATCTTATTTGTTTCAAAAAAAAGATTAATTCTTGCTCTTATTCGTATTAGATACTTGAGGTTGTGCACTACTAGCATTTGCAGTCAATTCGTTCACAGTTTTCTCAAGCTTTGCGATATACAATTTAGCAACATTTAATTCCAAATTATATGCAGCTACCTGCGAATTAAGCGCGTTAATAAGTTCATTCATATCTATATTTAATTGATTACTCATATTGTTTCTATCCATCTTTCATTAGAGGCAAAATCTATGGCAGAGGAATTGTCCCCTGAAACGAATTCACCTAGATCTCTATTATACATTTTCACAGTGCCAGCATCTGGCTGATCCTCATCGTAATCCCAAACCTTATCGGGCGTTAGTATTTCTATTTCAATTTCTGCATCATAAGACATATGCTGCATACAATTGAATGTAGCCCCGGCTAAAGCGTCTGCTAAGTCTTTTGAACCACTATTAGGGTGATCAATCTTATTGTTATTAAACAATCTTAATTTAAGCAATTCTTCTTCAACAAGGAGCTCATTCCAATAACCACGTAATCTAGTATCATAAATTGTTGTCATAAGAGTGTCATAGTCAGACTTTTTAACTGAATGGAAATCTGCATTAATATTTTGTGATCTTAATGATTGAATCATTTCAACAGATTGCCAGCGGTCAAATGTAACTAAACCTACATTGAATTTTCTACATAGATCAACAATCATTTGCCTAACAGAAGAGAAATTAATTTCTGCTCCAACTGATGCTTCCCAAGAATGAATTAAATCAACATTAACTACTGGTAAGTGTTCTGTACCAATAGATGTTTTGACTTCTTTAAACCCAGCTGAATGCACCATACAAAGAGCAGCCCTGTCTCTTTTCAAACCTAAGTCAATATGAATAAATCTTGTATAGCCATCTGTACTGTTAAACCAGGGTTTAAATGAGCCATCTTCTTCATCAATAGGGTCTTCAGCATAGTTAAATGCTTTTCTTACTAGATCAGCATCTCTAAAATATGCGTCTTCCATATTAGGCGGTTCACATTCAAATCGCGCCCTTGCTTCAATTGGATTTCTAATAAATTCCGATTCCAAATCGCTACGCTTAATCGTTGGATTAACTTCCCATGTTGCAGCTTTAATAAACCAGGTTTTAGGTTCTTTAGTCTTTTCAGCACCAAAATACCTTTGTTGAATAAAGTCACCTTTATATCTAGGGAATGACAATAGAATAACTTTACCTACTTCTGGGAATCTAGACATAACAGATAACTTACTCATGTTATAAATTGCTGATGCAGATCCTTTAGATCTAGTTTCTCCACGCAATTCAGCATCAGTTTTAAATGCTGAGATTTCGTCAAGGATTACACTTAACACTTCATAACCTTCCCAGCCTTCACTTTCAGAGTGACCTGAGAAACATCTAACAGGTCTAGAAAAGAAAAAGATTTCAGAAACCCTTGGTTCAAATCCTACTTCATTAAAGAATGGTGATGACAACAATAAGTTTTTCAAAGGCTCAAAGAAAACTCTTTGAGCTTGTTGCGCGTTAACAGCTAGGTTAAGCAAGTCAATATAAACACCATTTGCCTTGCCATAATAGCCAAGAGGATCTCTTAAGCAATGAAGAATATATGCCGTATACGCAATAGAGATTCTTGCACAGTGGTCTTTCCCTGACCCTTTACCTAACATACAAATAACTTCATTATCCGTATACTTCGTATACCATTCTTCGCCTTCTTTTTCGCCCATCAATTTTTGCAGCGTATGCTTCTTCAAAATTTGTGTAGAATGACGTACAATTTCCAACTGAATAGGAGACAATGGTGGAAGACCAAGATATTTTTTATCTTGAACAAATACCTCAATTGATACTGGTTCCATGCTAAGTTCTTCTTGTCTTAACAATCTATCAAAGTCTTTGAATTCCAAATTCATTCCTAGAAAGTCGGACATATTAAACCACCTTTAGTTGAAAACACTTTTACCTACCTTTATTAGAGCTTCATTTTGAAGCCTATTCAAATGTTTTTTAGAATATTGAATATAAATAATTCTATTCCTCAATGACTTCTGCGTCTTGAATATCTGGAGCAACATATGTTTCTGGATCTGAAGCGTCAGCAACATCACCATTCATTATCTCAAAAGCCAAAGACAATTCGCTTCTAACTTGCTCTGCAACATCTGGGTATTGTGAGATAACATCTCTTAAAATTTTTGATAAAATTTGGTTGACACTCTCTGCTTTTTGCATCCGGGCAATGTAGTCACTATCAGTAGAATTTGTCCCAGTCATTAACTTATGCAAGTTAGCTTTTTTAACAGCAATATCGGCAGCCAATTTCAAAGCCTGAATTCTTACAGCAACCATTCCATGATCAGTTGCGATTGAGACAGTCTCCCACGCTTCCTTACTTAATTGGTCAAATTCCTGTAGTGCTTTGATTGTATTAAACTGAATTTTTTCTAGAAAATATGGGTCAGAATCCGCTCGCCTTTGCAGGACATTCTTGTATTGTTCAACGTACTCTTTAGCCTTAGGTGTGCTGACACTCAGCAAGGAACCTATTTCATTATATGAATAGCCCTTGATATGTAAAACACCAGCATCTTCAATATCTTTTAGTTCCGCTACAATATCTTTATTGGCTTTTTCTATTTCAGACATCTTGTATCTTCAAAATCCTTTTTCTATAGCCAGAGACCACAGAATCCCATGAATAATTATCTCTTAAGAAGATAGATGAATCCATAGTCTTATTTAAAACTTCATCATAGTTATTAACTACATACATCATTTTATCACATAAATCATCAATTTTTGGGTCTGCCCATTCACCATTACAATAAATACCAAATTGGCCAGATGATGTCAGAGGGGCGCTCAATGGCACTGAGAGGTGTGCAAATTCAGTACAGGCCGTTTCATTAGTACAAATGGTAGGAATACCACAAGCAATAGATTGAAAAGGAGACATGCCCCAACCTTCGCCCTTTGTTGGATATACAAAGCAATCAACCGAGTTTATTAAATCAGCCAAATCTTCTTCACTTAAGTAATCTTCTATTACTTTAATTTGCTCATTCTTGCCTAAAACGTTATCACCATTAACAAAGTATCTAGCATCAGGAGTTCCTCTGCTTTTTAAAATTAATTTGTATCTATCATCATTTTTAAACAATTTTAAAAATGCGTCTACGACAAGTTGAGTATTCTTCCTAGTAGATGGGCTACCAATATGCAAGAACGTGAAGTCGTTATTATTTTTCTTATGATTTGGATAAAAAATATCAGTGTCAACGCCAAGATCAAAAGCAAACACTGGCACTACAACCCCGCTATTTATAAAACAATTCTTAGCCCAGGCTGATGTTGTCCATATTTCATCACATTTATTCATTTCAACTACCCATTCAGGTGGCAGCATAGTTGTTTCCCAATAAGTAAAACCAACAACGTAATCGCCATTATAACTATAATCGCATGGTAAACAGTTGTTTATTAGAATTGAAGAGCGGTCAGGTTCTGGTATGAACTGTATACCAGAATTAATATTTACAGATATACTTTTAACATTATGATCAGAAACACAAATATCCTCAAGACCAACGACTTTTACGTCTTTTAGTCTTGAGGATATATTGTCAGATGCATACGTATAACCGTCAGCTAGATTGCTCGCTAATTTTCTCCAGTAAATCATCTTTATTTTCAACAACCTTATAAAGTTTAATAGAACCTAAATCAGAAATTAAAATATCTGATTCTTCTACTTTTTCAATCTCTATTGACATTATACCCCCTTTCCTGACTAATATTTCAATAAAAACTATTTTTCAATAGAAAATGCAATAGGTATTTTAGAATCCTTTGATTCTTTTTCTAAAACATCCAGAGGGTATCCATGATTTTTAGTGAATTCAACTCTGTAGTTAAACCAGCCAATGATGCCATTCCAGAATTTATCATCGGTTGAGTCTCTTAACTCCATTAGTTCTTCATCTGTAAGCAAAAAGCTAAGGACACCTAAAGGCATATATACTGTCAGGTTGTAATTCTGATCTTTATCAGAAGCATACTGCTTTAATAAACTCTGGTAGTCTTCAAC